CATGAATAATTTACCCGAACTAGAGCCTTCGGTTTCGGCAGGCTGTTATTACACGCGCCTGGATTATACTGCTCAGTGGGAACAATACTTTCTACTGATTAGTGATATACATTTTGATGCTAAAGGCTGTAATAGAAAACTAATCCGTAAACATTTGGAACAAGCAAGGGTGCGTAACGCACCTGTTTTTATATTCGGGGACTTACTTGACTTGATGGGCGGGAAATATGACCCTCGCAGTGCCAAGCATGAGCTTCGTCCTGAGTATGCTATGGATGAGGACTATCTTGGTAGTGTCTGTGAGGATGCGGCTGACTTTCTAGCTCCATACGCAGAGAACTTAGCCCTGATTAGTATGGGCAACCATGAGTTTGAGTATCGGCGTAGGCATGAGATAGATCCACTAACTATTGTAGCGACGCACCTCAAGATAAAGACTGGCGTTGCTCCAACCATAGGACCATACACAGGCTGGATACAATTCAAAATGAAGTACGCTAATGGTGGTAGGCGTAAGACTATCAACATGAAATACCATCATGGCGTAGGCGGTAATGCGCCTGTAACTAAAGGTGCTATCCAGAGTAACCGAAGTGCCGTCATGTGGCCTAATGCTGACATAATGATACGTGGACATATACATAATAGGTTTGCTATGTCGATGCCTGTAGAAACTATATCCAATCACGGCAGGATAATGACTGACCAAGAGCGCATCTATTTACAGACAGGCTGTTACGTATCGGACATTGAGGACGGTAACAGTTGGTCTAGCCGTAGAGGATTTGGAGTACCTGCTATGGGAGGCTATTGGCTCAGGCTATACAACGATAACCTGACTGATAATACTGTGAATGTACAGTACCAAGCGATACCGACTGACTAGTGAATCGTAAGGACCTGAAACGTAAGCTGTTTGACGAGCGTGACCGTTGCGACTGGTGTGGTCACTGGTTGAATAACGAAGGTGATATGCATGAATGGCTTCTTAAACGTAGTGCAGTCCCTAAGAGTAAGAAGAAGAAAATATTTGATGAGCGTAACTGTTCGTTGCTACACCACAGTTGCCACATGGAGTTTGGTCAGACAACAGCAATGAAAGAAAGGTTAGCTCCGATCTTTGTGTCACGCTATGGCAAGGAAAGTATGTTGAACTTTATTGACTCCTTATCTTTAAGATCTCCCCGGGAATATGTTGCTCTAATAGAATCTATTTAGACTGTTCTAGGGTATACTATTAGCATCATCCGTTGGGGTTGAGCCAAGCGGATGACAAACGACTCTAGATAATAAATATATAGCAAACTGTACCGTCTCGCTCAACCCCACTTATGAAAAGTCCCTAATTTTTAATGCGTCTTATTGTTTTATGTGGTAAAATATGAACATGAATAATCAACATGTTCAAACAGAGTCGGACGAGAAGGTGACAGCTTCGTGGGTAGTCAATCGAGGTCTTCGTGAAATGATTGCTCAACGTGCAAAGATAGAGGATAGATCAGAGTCCTCATTGATTAGACAAATCCTACGAGAACACTTCTCTCATTACAGATACCAGTCTGGACCAGTTGCATACCCATATATGCAACCTGCTCAGAAGGTATAAACAACAACCTACACTAATAGGAGGAAAGATTTATGAACAATAAGTCAGATGTTGGCTTTGTTGCTCGAGCCCTAAAGGGCACAGCAAGTATAGCCGATCCAATGTCAGAAACATGGGAAGCAAATCTTCCTGTGTCATCAGTATATCTCTGGACACATAATGGTAAGCCGGAGTTCAAAGAGGGAGTACCTCGTTACGGTGGCTTTGCCGCCTCATCCGAGGCTGTAGATGAATTGTTATCTACTAATGATCTGATTGTTCCTACTGAATGGGAGCTCACAGATTTACATGGGAGAGAGGGTGCATATGGGGCATACCTCACTCGGAAAGTTGCAGTAGCACCGATAGGGTTCAGGTTACGCTGGCTGGACCAGACAGGTGGATATCAAACACAGTTTGATAGAGAGAATGGGTTCACACGCCGACATGTACAGGTACTAGCCGGTCTAGGCCACATGAATAAAGGCACTCCAAAGTTTGCTGGGTATTGTGTGCTCACCGCTAAAGGATATCAAGCGGGTAATCTCATGGATTCACTTCGTGACTTTTATAATGCCATTGGTCCTGCTCGAAGGGCTGCTGGCGCAGACAATGGTATAGCTCAGTGTGCTTTCTGGCATAGCATTGGTACTTTTAGTGACGAGCCAGAGTACGACCAGGTAGGGTCATCCGCAAAGAGTGTCATCACACCACTGCGACCACATCCTTACTATTTTGGTGGCGAGGATGTCACAGAGGAACGTCTTAGGACTCTCTTTGTAGGGCGTGAGAACTACGAGAATTTTACTAACACTGCTGAAGGCGCAGAGGAATGGCTAAAAGCATGGAATAAAGGATCTGATGATATAGATACTCCTATATTAGAAGAGCCAGTATTTGCTACTGCAGAAGAGTCTATCAACACATTGTTCTAGTGGTGCCTGAAACTACTGACCAATACATCGAGGATGTTGGGGGGCGTAAGTACTTTACTATGCTTCCTAATCTCCTTGATGATGTTGGATTATCCCCCTATGCCTTTCGTTTATTAGTACATTATTACAGAGTATGTGGTGGCAACAGCACTTGCTATGAAGGTGTGCGTACTACAGCTAAACGTACCTGTATGAGTGTAGGTAAGGTGAGTGAAAGCAGAAGGGAGTTGGAACAAGATGGTTGGATAAAGTTACGAGCAGAACAATTCGAGAATAGGCCTGCACCCACGTTAGTTGTAAGCATACAAGATCGCTGGAAAGAGAACATGGAGCAGTACGAGAATGGCTCTCCCTCAGTCAAGGCTAAAGCTAAGAAAAAAAAAGCAAAGCCCAAAGCCACCGACGCAGAGCAGTCAATCAAAAATCGTACAGTTGGTATCAAAGATGCTTACGTGGAATTATTGGGATATGGCCCCAAATGGTATCAAGGAGAAGGTAAAGCTGCACGTCAGATTGCAGAGAAGTATAGTGTATCGCAATTCAGACAAGCTTATACGTACTATAAGAGTCAGAAGTTTTGGCAAGACAAGAAGCTGAGTTTAAGATTTTTGTTACAGCAAATGCCAGAATGGGAGAGGAATAATGATAGAGAAAAAGCAGGACATAGTACCTCGTCAGATATTGGTGACTTCCTTGCCGGAGTTACCGGTTGACTTTAGTGTCTTCGATAGTTTCGATGTAACATGGCATCCCAAATGCCAAAAAGCGAAGGCCAAAGTATACGCATGGATTGAATCTCTTATAGAAGGAGAGCCAGGGGGGATTGTGTTATGGAGTAAGAACTATGGCTGTGGTAAGACACACCTAGCCAAAGCTGCATACAGGGCTTTAGGTGCTGTACCTACCCCGCCTTATGGTTTCAGGAAATTTGGAGAGTTTATAACCTCCGAGGATTTTTTCCAGTCGATACGAGACAGTTATGCACATGGATCCCCGACTCAATTGTTCAAAGATTGGGAACAGTCTCCTTATTTGATAATGGATGACTTTGGAAAAGAGTACGCTGCTAATATGGAGTGGGCTCGAGAACAATTCTATAAGCTAATCAATCGTATTCACGAACACAAAAGTTTTTTGTTGACTAGCAATCTCACACCGGCTGAGTTAGGAGAGCGGATAGGTGGAGCTTCTATGTCTAGACTAATTGGTATGTGCGGACAAGATGGTTTCGTAGATATGTCGGACATACCTGACTATAGGGTTAAAAATCATGGGAAAAATAGAAGAGTTGGGACGCAAGCGACAACGGTCTCACGGAAAGCAGGGAACACACCGCCTTTTTAAAGATCCCAATGCTGAGAATATCGTTGGGATAGCTGGCGAATTTGCATTCGCAAATGAGTTTGGTTTTACTATAGATGAAGATGACCTATGGCAACGGCCTTGGGGTGATGGTGGAGTAGACTTTGAACTGGCTAATGGGCTCACTATAGATGTAAAGTGTGCTCGTAAGCCAGTTTTTCTTTTAGTAAAAGAAACTGATATAGAACAGGTAGCTGATGTCCTAGTGCTAGGTAGATTCATTGATGTGGATACCATCAAGTGGGTTGGCTGGACACTTGGCAAGGTAATGAGGCATGCTGTTATGAAGGATTTCGGATACGGTATCCGAAGCTATGCGTTGCCAGCCGAGGATCTAACATCAATGGATAGATTGAAACTATTCTTAGAAAAGAATGGGCACTACGATAGTGAGCTTGACTCAGGAGATATATGGTTATGAATAATGAAGCATTGACATTGACACCATCACAACTAATACCAGAGACTTACCTTGAGCTATTGCAACAGGTCAGGGGCTTAGGAGATGTAGAGTTCTGGTCCATTGGGGACATCGCTACTTCATTGGAAGATGAAGCATCCGATAACCCTAAGAAAAAGAGGGCAGTACGGCAGGCTATCGCAGATGTCAGTGGTGTGTTGCCAGACACAGTGCTAAGGTACAAGAATTGCGCAGAGTTTTTTCCAGTGCAGGTACGTGAAGAATATGTTACCCTTACTAGGTATCATTTCAGAGCAGCACGTTCT